GAGGGGGCAGAAACCCTCTCTCTATACCATTCAGCTGATTGCATAATTACGCTGCTGCGGCCGAACACAGCGATTCGAGTGCTGCCTTTGTCGTGGCGTAATCCGTCTTGTAGAAGAACAGATTAGGAGTAGGGGCCCCGGTTTCGGTGATATTGCCGGTCCATCCGCCGACATCTCCGCTCTTGTCCATATTCAGATCTACACCAGTCGCGCCCTGCTCCCAGCCGATGACGCCGAACGCCTGTTTGCCCGCGTCGCCTTTCTCCATGTTCTCGTAGATGCAGACATATTTGTCCTGCTTCAATCCGAGAACTGCGGCGGCATTCTCCGGGCTGTCAGCCAAAAGGGTAACGGGGAGAACCTTGTCCCATGCGGCGTCGATGCTCGGGTTTTGGTCTGTGATGGTGATCGCCGGGGTTTCATTCGATGGGTTGCGGACCTTGTAACCCCGCTTGCCGGTCAGGGCCACCAAGTTGGTAACCACGAAGCCTTCGCGCGTGGATTTGTCCCAGTCGATAGCATCCCGGGAGATGAAATAGAAAAACTTTTCCACGCCTTTTGCGTGGGGCTCGTTGCAATCATTGAGAATGTCTCGCCCGAGCGTAGTGGTACATGCCTGTACTGCCATTAGTTTGATGTGTTAAGTTAGACAAAGCACTCGCGCTTATGGCAGATTCGGCCACTACAGGGTGGTGATATGTAGGTGTTATTTCGTACATGATTCCGCGGCTTATATCTTCATAAGCGTTCGCGACAAAGGTGTAAACCTTCGGCACGTTGTGCAATAATTATTTGTATTTTTTTCGCCCCAATTTTCCGAGGCTGTTTTGAACCTTGACCCGCTTCTGCCCTTTGTTGATGTCAACCACCGAAACAATGGGCGCCGGCATATTCATCAGGGCCCGTTCCATCATGCGCTCCATCCCCTTCATTCCGTCGTTGCGCTGGGGAAGATTCGATACTTGGATGGCGTTTCCGCCGCTTGCCACGTTCATGGCCGAGAGCATTGCGCCCCAGTCGTTGACAGCCTGGGCGGTCATCACAGCTTCGCCGTTGGATAACATTGCGGGGATGCTGTCCGAAGTTCCGGTGCCCGGCCCTGTGACAAGACCGCCGGAGGCGTATTTAGGCGTTTGTGCCGAATCCGTAGCTTGTGTAGCCTGTGCAATGGCCGCAACTACCGCAGCAATACTGCTTGCAATCTGTACGGGGAGCAACCACGGAATAGAATATTTAGCGGCATTGGCGACAGCTCCCGCAATAGCTTGTGCCTGCTGTAATGCAACCTCGAATATGGCCAATGCTTTCGAAAACTCGGCATAACGCTCTCCTTCTCCGCCCAGCGCATCAAACATTGCAGAAAAGCCTCCGGCTACCTGCGCGGCAGCCCCCAAGGCTTGATGGGTGGTTTTAAGCTGAATGTCAGCGATATTTTGTTCTGCCTGCTGTACGCCCTTTCGGGCGGCGATCCGTCTGGCTTGTATTTCTTCGTCAGTATAACCCGCGGCCCGATACGCATCCTCCAGTTTGTTGATTTGCACAATCTGCTCTTTGTATATTTCCAACATCTCACGAGCTGCACCCAGATCACCGCCCTCTATTTGGGCTTCATTGATGCGGTTCCTAAATTTCAGTTCTTGGTCTTGCACTTGTTTTTTGAAGCTATCGGCTATGCTTTTGTCTGCTTCCTTCATAGCTTTCTCTATATCCAGCTCCATTTTGGCGACCTCCCGACCTAATGCCGTTCTCCAATCGGATATAGTTTTGGTGTATTTCTGGAGATTCTTTCCCTGCATTTTTGCTTGCAATTCTTCAAGGGATATTATTTTATTTGATGACTTGATCACCTCTTTTTGTGTATTTTGGAAGACCAGAAGATTATCGGTAGCAACTTTAACAAGCTTGCTGTTTGCTGCATTGAGGTTGTTAATGTATTCTTGGTAACTATTGCTATTGTCACGAACTTCGTTATATAAATCTTCGTTCATTTTCTTTAACTCGGAATCTACCTCCTTCCGTAGCGCGTATGCCGCTTTGGCGTATCCTTCGAGCATTTTATCATCGGCGCCCTCGGCTTTAAGTCTATTATAGTCAGCCATTACGCGGGTCAAATTTTGATACGCCTGGATCTGCTCTATGGTATTCTTTTTCTCCAGGTTAGTCACGATTTGGTTTTGCGCGGCCTCTGCTTGCGCTTTTGCCATTATATTTCGGACGAGCATTTCGTAGGTTTCGCTCAATTCTCCAGCTAATATCTTCTCTTGCGACATGTTCCCGAAATAGGCCGGGTATTGTTTTTGCAACTCTTTTACAGCATTTAGCCTGTCTTTGTAGGCCAATGCTGTATTTTGGGTTGCATTGTAGAGTATTTGTAAGTTTACCACCTCTGCCTGAGCCGCATTTCTACCTTCCAGCTGGGCTGTATTTAATTGCTTTTGCGCATATTCGGCCGCTGTGATAGCTTCTTTAGCTGTAAACAATCCCTTTACCCACGTTCCAATCTCTTTACCGTAGGCCGTCAGCAGAGTAATGCCCACAACCAAAGCCGTCTGCCAGGAAAAGATGGACGAAATAACCTGCCGGAACACCGGGATAGTCGCTTTCCCTTCGGCTCGCAACGCTTTGTTGGCCATCCTTGCTCGCTTCAGTTCATCGGCAAGCATCGGCAGGTTGTTGGAAATCGCCAGAAAAAACTGCTGGGCGGACATCGTGAGCGACGGAAGTTCCCGGGCCACTTGTTGCACCTGGAAAGACAGCGGACTAAGCACACTTGCATAATTGCCGACATTGGACCGGAAATTCAGCAAATCCTGCTCGGCCTTGTTTACCTCCGTTTGCATATTGCGCACTTGTTCGGCCATCTTCATTCCTTTTGCCGATTTGCGGTCAGCTTCGGAGAGCGCATAGTACTCTTTCGTCAACTTCGAAATATCGCTCCGGAGTTTATTAACGGAGCCATCGAGTTGTGCATCTTGTTTGACCTGCTCGTTAATCTGCTTCATGTATTGACGCTGCGCATCGGTATTTTCCCGAATTACGGCTTTATACCGGGCCATCTTCTCGTAATAATCTGCATCCTCTTTCTTGAGGTTCTTAATAGATTGCCGGGTCTCATCTATTACCTTTTGTGCCTCTGCCCAGCCTTTGATAAGTTTCGAGTATTCGATCTCGATTGTGATGATCTTGTGAATGGAATCCTGTGCCATATATCCTCATATGGATTAAATAATTAACAATCTATTTTATACTAACCCAGCGCTCCGTGTCATGGGTTATTCCCCGCCTATGCTCGTCCGGTAGGAGCGGCTGAGAGGCGGATATACGCCCCCATCTACCGCCCAAAAAATAAGGACCTTTCGATTTGGAGACCTCAAAACCACATAACCGTCCGTCATGCCCGAACAGTTTCAAAACCGTCGCATTGTCGGTCGTAATGCTGGCCCCCTTCGCCGGAACCGATATTTGCCGGATGGCGTTGATCTGGCCGTCTCGATTTCTCTGATATACAACGGCGACTAAACGTTGCGGGACACGCCCCGCCAAAGACGCAAGACGGCCCAAGAAGCCATCGCCGGGGCAATCCACGTATTGCAATGATACAATGTATTTCCCCAAACGAATTTGCCAGTCGTCAGACCCTCCGGCAGCAATTTGACTCCGGATGCAATACTCCGTGTAGATTTTAGTTTCTTCTTTCATAATATTTTGATATTTAATAGCTTATCTTTTTTGAAGTGATATTTGAAGTCGTGATTGTATTTGACCCCGAGTTTCCGATCCGTGTCCACAATAAGCTGCATCAACTGCCCTCTCGAATAGCTTATATGGACCTCGGAATCGTCCCGCTGGCCGCCTCTGCGTTTTTCTTTCTGCTCACCCATTGTTTTCCCGAATTAATCACTACCTTTACATTGTGAGCGTAGGGGTGATCTTTCGGGATTGCCTCTTTTTTATGCTATCAGGGCTTGGCTATCGATCTGTTTTCGCACCTCCATATTGGTTTCATACCGTTTTGGGGCGGGTGGGGTTGCAAGGTTGCACCCCTATATAGGGGATGCAACCTGCAACCCGCCTCCCACAAGGCTGTAACGGAACATAGATATTTAGAAAGGTTCATCGTGCAACTCGGGTTGTGAAACCTCAGTTTGCGACCCCGGAAGATAATAACCGCCAGCTTGATTCTTCACGATTGTCCCGGCTTTGACTGCACGGGAAATCTTCGACTTAGCACTTCCTTCTTTGAGGTCAACCGCTTCCATTAGCATTTCAATCAACTCTGAGTGCGCATAAACCTTTCCTGCCTCCATGATCTCAGCAAAAACATTCTCTTTAGGCTGAGGTGCTGGAATGCCACATAACTCCGGAAGCCCGGAAGCGTTGATCTGAAATGCAAACTCTGTGAATGGTTCATTGCGACAGTACTGCGGACTGACTACCGAGGTATCACCATCTGCTTTTACCAGCATCACTGTTTCCGATTTACGCAGCAATGCAGAGCCGAGGTGCCCTCGGGCTTTCTCTCCGCCTGGATTGCTATGAAGCACACAAAGTATGTGGTTATCATACTCGCTACTCCAGCGCATCAACTCACAAGTCAGGGCCTCCGATTCGTGCAGGTCGTTCGGATCGTTGCAAAGGTCCGCCACGCCGTCGAGAATCAGCAGATCGGGTTTATACCGGCGAAGGATTTCGCCTGTGGCCTCCCGGCGTTGATCTGGCGTCAGCTCCCGCAAGGCTGCCACGACGAGCTGATCGTGGTTGCGGTCGGTCGGCAAGCCGATGCTTCGTAGAATCCGCCTGGCAATCTTATGCACATGCGCCCGGGCCTGCTCGGTATCTACATACACCACCTTACCTGTAGCAGGCGTATCGAAGCCGAGAAAATCCGACGAGGAGAGAAATCCCGAAGCCACGGCAGCGGTCAAAAAGGTCTTCCGGCTTTTGGCCAAGCCTACCACGGTCGATACATTGCCCCGAGAAGCAATTAGATTGCCCCAAATTCGCACGATCGGTTGCGGATCGGGGAGTTGTTCCGACAGGTCGATAACAAGAGCAGAAATGTCAATTTTCGACGATCCCGGCTCACCCATGATAACATCGTCTACGAATCCCATAACATTACACCTTGAAGTTATCCAGGCCTTCCAGAATATGCCGGAATGTTAACCGGGCAACGGCCTTATTGCTCCGAATGCAGCGGCCAATTTCCAGAAGTTCATAAAGACCTTTCTGTGGGTCCTCAAACTTGGTACTATAAACCAAATCAGCCAGGTCTACCCGTTCAATCTCGGGGCGATTGGTGAGGCGCATTCCGACAATCAGGACATCAGCACGATCTTCGACATATAGGGCCTTATACAACGTATCTCGCAGTAAAATCAATAACTGATTATCAACCTTGCTGTCGTTCAGGTCCACGCAATTTTCCAGAGCGGCGATCTGCTCTCTCAATTTATTGACAACATAGGGCTTTGCATCCGTCCGCCGACGGTAGCGAGCCAACTCTTGCATCTTGTCAAGTTTAATAGTTTCGAGAGTTTCCATAGTTACGCCCTATTGAATATTTCGCCGTACCACTCGATGAAGGATGTGAAATCTTTGGCAATGAAATATAAACCACCTGCCCGCTCAATAGACGCCTGATAACGGCGCTGCGCCTCGCTTTGGAGGTCGTGGCCGATCTTCACCTCAATTTTGACACTCCGACCTGCAATCGTAGCTGAAATATCGGCACTTCCAGGTGTCGAGGTGGATTTGCCCCACCTTAACGTCCCAACCTGACGCTGGCAGCCCGCCACATCGAAGGTCTTGCGGGTATCGACCGGACGCCCCATAGTATTAATACGCTCGGCCTGGCCGCCATTGTAGCGAATGTAATCCACAATACATTTCGTCAGGCCGTTCGCCGTATCATCCCGATATGGCTGTGGCGGGATGGCATACTCGGGAAAATTCGGATGATCTCGGCGGAAATGGTCGAGGGCTTGCCGTTCGAGGTCCTTGACCGCCTGCGGCTTCTGATAGCGAGGTTTATTCATGGCTGACGGCCTCCTGCCCGCTGAACAACGTAGGTTTTGTATTGATCGGTTCCAGCCAATAGAGTTTGCAGCCTGTATTTAATCGGGTATCCCGAACCAGATAATCGGATAGGTGGCGTCGAAGGTCGGAAATGAATTTTCGGGCATCATTGAAACCTGCAATCCGATTGATTTCTTTCGCCGTGAATCGCTGGCCCTCCTTCATCATTTGAAGAACCATGCTTTTCAGTTGGGGAAGTCGCAATTCTTTCGTATCTTTGCTCTGCATTAGGGCGGCTACGGCCGCTTTTCCTGTTTTCATTGCGCTGCCCTCCCGTTGTTAAGCATCCGACGAACATCCGACATCCTGTAACGACGCCTACCGCCGATTTCGATAGGCACGAGCAGGCCCCGTTTTGCCCATCGCCAAAGGGTCGATAAATCGACGTCGAGCAATTCCGCCACCTTTTCCCGACTGGGATAGGTTTCTACGGATTGGTCTGTGATGATTTGCTCCAACTGCTCTTTTGTCCTTGCGACAAGAGCCTCGTTTGCTTCGATCAAATCGGATACTTTGACCGAAATAATGGCATCAGGACAAGCCTTTGCCAAGGCGATTAAGTTTGCCTCCATAATTTTGATATTATTTTTTATGGAGTTCCGTCCTTCCACTACACTTTACGGGGTGTGCTTGTTTGACGGGCCCAGCGAAAGCCGTAAATCATTCACTATCGGACATTGCAAAAATCGGCAGGAAGTTGCGGGGAAACAATATGGGGTGAACTGGATAATCCCATTCACCCCATTCCAAAAGCTATGCGATGCTACCTTTACATTGCGAATAATCCCATTAAAGCATTCATCAAGCACTTACGTGTTATCCAAAGAGTAAACGCCGCCAAATCGGCTATTTCTTTGTTGTCGGCTTGAATCCTATCGGTTGGGAGGGCTTGCGAGCTTGCGGCACTTTGATCGACAATGCTGCGATGGCTTGGTAGATGTTATCGAGTTCCTTGCGCATGTCCTCCGACAGATCGCTGACCGCTTCGGCATTGTCTGCATCAGCTCGTTCCAGTAATGCCAGTTTTGCCCGGATTTCGGCCAATTCTGCCGTGATTTGGGTTGTGGTGGTGATGTAGTTGCGCATTGCCACGAAAGCCCGCATAATGGCCCTATTTACCCGTATAGCCGTCTCGCTACGCAGGACGCTCGAAAGCATTGCGACACCCATTTCCGTAAAAGCAAATGGCATATAGCGACGACCACCCCAATTTGAGGACGCATTTTGTGATGTTAGACTTGAGGTCGCAATTTGCGTCCTCAAAATTTCATATTCTTTTTCCGAGAGTACAAACATAAAATCGTCGCCCTCGAAACGCTCAATATTGCGCCTTACGGCCTCTTTCAGCCGCTTTGTCTCCACTTGGTAGAGTTCGGCCAGGTCGAAGTCCAGCATTACCCGCTGGCCTCGTATTTCGTATATCTTGCTTTGGATAGGTTGTAATTCCATAGTTTTCTGTCTATATACCTTAGGTTGCAGGTTGCATCCCCTATATAGGGGTGCAACCTTGCAACCCCGGATAGAAATATATGTAATGCGCCGGCGTCTCCGTTACTATTCTCCCTTCTCCACTTTGATAAGTTTGCCGCAATGCGGGCAGGTGATTGTGTTCGTCGGATTCGCAAGCAATTCCGATGGAGTACAACCAATGGCGGCCGCAATCTTTTCAAGTTTTTCAACGGTGGGATTCCCGTTGATTGATTGACTTAAAGCGGACGGGAGTATGCCCATACGTTTTGCCACTTGTTCGACGCTAAGACCGTGGGCCTTTATAGCCTCTTTAATTCTCAAATTAGCCATATCTAAATATGATTTTGCGAGTTGTTCATAATGCAAATATATACAAAATTAGGTTTATGCGAAATAATTTGCTATAAAATTAGGTTTGGTTGATATTTTCTTGATGAAATATTTGGTTATTATGTTAGGAATATCTAATTTTGCATTGTGATAAATAAGATAAACCTAATTAATATAAACCATGAAAGCAATATATAGCAAATCGAAGATCATGCGCAACGCCTGGTATCTGAAACGTGCCAACGCTTCGATGTCGTTCTCGGCCTGCCTGCGCAAGGCTTGGCGCAACGAGAAAATGGCGGTGATGACGGCGATAATCGAAAACCGCCCGATGGAGGAATCGAAACGCCCCGCCCTCGATCCACTCCCGCTGATAATCCCGGCCGACTACTACGGAGACAGCAGAACGTACTACGGAGACTAACAATAAACCGGGGGCGGCCTCAGAAACCGCCCCACAACAAAGGAAAGACGATGAAAAAACACGATTTATCAACCATTATGCGCCGGGCGTGGGTGATTGCCCGCACAACGGGCAAGGCGTTCGCCGTTGCCCTTGCGAAATCGTGGCAGCTGTACCGGCTTGTAAAGCAGATGCGTGCGGGTATCGTGCGGTTCGCCTACGAAAAGACGGACGGGACATTGCGTTGCGCCGTCGGGACGCTCAAAGATACGGCGGAACTGATCAAGGGAACGGGGCGCCCCGATGACGGGCAAACGGTCAAGTATTACGACATTGAGGTGGGCAGCTTTCGGTCGTTCCGGTCGGCAAATCTGATAGCAATATATTAACCTCAACGATATGAACGAACAACTAACCCGGTCCGACATTCGGACAATGGCCCGCAAGGCGGCTGATTATATCACCTTCAACTGCGACGGCGTAAGCGAAGGTTTCGAAATTACCCACAAGGGGTACACGGTATTCGTTGACTATTCGGCCCGGTTGTGCAACGACGAGCTGAGCGAATTTACAGAAGTCCCCGCCGTATGGGACCGGGCGGGCCGGGAGTGTCCGGAGATCGCCGAAGCCTTGCAATTAATGTTGAACTAACCAATTAAAACTATAAAATCATGACTATCGAAGATTTGAAAAACGTAAAATTAAGTCCGATGACCGCCGGATACCTGGCTATCTATATCAAATTATCGGATTTATTTACCGAGGTGTCGGAAGTTACCGGAATGGATTACGACGGCTCGGTGGTCGATGAAGTAAATAAGGATTTCGATAGCGCATTGTCAAAAGCGCAAGATGAAGTAATGAAGTTATTTATTAACAGCATGACGGAGCGTATTTGCTTCCTCGACAACCACACGGAAATATGATGATCTACGAACTGACATACGGCGGCTATCGGTTGGGGACATTCCCCACCGAGGCCGAGGCCGTCCGCCGGGCGGGGTATCTTCCGAAGGGGCGCTATACCGTCCGGGAATGGGAAAGGGATGGCGAATTTTCGACGTTCGACCCCTCGGCGAATAAATGCTATGACTTCAACAACTGACACTATGAAAAAGCAAGTATATGTATCCAAGCGCAGCGACCTGTCGCTGATCGGATCGGCTTTCGAGGCCGCAGGCTTCCGCTGTGTCCGCATCCGAACCGAATGCGAGGTAGAGCACCGAACCAAAGGCGGCGATTCACGCCGGCACGGGATGCTGGTTCTCGACGGCGATCGGGTGATTCTCGAAATCATCCGAAGCAAAAACACATTCGAGGGGCGCAGGTATCGCCGAGCAAGCCCACCCATAAGCCGAAAGGATTGTTAATGAAACTCACCCGATAAACAACTATTGCGTTATGAATATAGATCAAATTTTACGACGGGGCGATAAGATGGCGGCGGAAACAGCAGCAGTAATACGCCGAGGGGAAGAGCTTGTCGCCAAATTGGAAAGCGGAGATGTAAAACCGGAGGACCCGCAGGTAAAAGAAATATTGTTCCAACTTAAAGAGCGTGTGAGGATCAACGCCGATTTTAATACCGAGCTACGGCAGTTGGCCGAGGAGCACGAGAAAATAACAACCGAGCATTGAGGTTCCATTATACCACTACTTTGCCCCAGCCGTCAATCCGGGCGGCTGGGTTTGCTGTTGCTGGCCTGCTGGTCTTTTGGAGGTACAACGGTATTATCGGCTCAAAATTGCGCTTAGTAGGGTTGAACGAGATCGACGAACGGAATTTTGCGTCGGTTGCCGGGGTGTGTGGAATCTGATGTTAATATTATGAGTGGTGCAAATGTGGTGCAAAATGGAAATGAAAAATCGCAACCAATTGATAATCAGCTGCGATTTTATTTCCGTGTGCCCAGGACAAGACTCGAACTTGCACGAACGTAATTGTTCACTACCCCCTCAAAGTAGCGTGTCTACCAATT